AGTAACTCCTTGGTCTTTCGTTGTTGATTGGTTGATACCTGTAGGTGACTGGATTGAGTCTCTGACCCAAACAGTCGGTTTGTCGTTTAAAACCGGTACCCGCAAGATAAAACTAGTCGGCACTTGGAAGATTAAACGAGTTTCTGGTGGAGTCCACTTTCTTGATGGCAATCCAAACGGGGAGCCTCAGATTAGTGGGTCGATTGGTACTTATAGTGGTGTCTTGACTCAGCGTCAAGTCCTTACGGACTGGCCTGATCGTGACAAGATTTTACACGTTAAGTCGCCTATCAGTTGGTCCCATGGTGTCGAATCTTTAGCCCTGCTTGTGCAGAAGCTGAGAAAGACTTAATTAACCTTTATTTTGGAGTTCAACCATGCCTCAATTTCAACCTTTGGTTGTGCCTGCGACTACTAGCAATGGCAACATCTTGCACCTCACCCCGGTGAAAATTGCCGGTGGTGTCGCCTTCTATTCTGATTTCACTGCTCCTACGCCGGCGCTTCAAGCGCAGATGTCGGTGTCAGTATCTCAGCCTACGAAGACGAGTCAGTTGTACAAGACTCGTATCAAAATCTCGCTACCGATGTGCAAAAGTGATGCAAGTGGGAACGATCTTCCTGTTCTTGACTACATCACTACCGCTGACGTAACGTTCATCGCGCCGGCTCAGTCCAACTTCGCTTCTCGTTCGCTTGTCCGCGGTTTTCTGCAGAAGGCTCTCGAGTTGCTGGGTGAAGACGTCGTCGACAACGTGATGCCTATCTACTAAGTAGAGGGCAGATTTTGATATAGAGGTTTATATGCCTAAGCAAAAGTCTCGGTGCAATCACCAAACACGACATTTTGAGAGTCGTGCCGAAACTCTGAAAGAATTCCGGAGTTTCCGCCTGCATCCTGCCGTAAATCGGAAGGTAATTGAAGACTTCTTCATTTCTCTGGGTACGCCAATTGCTCTCTCTTGTTACTTGTTATACAAGTACGAAGAGTACGACCAACTTGTTCAGAAGGATGT